TTCTTGTCTTCTTCTTCAACTTCTTCGGTCTTTTCTTCTTCAGCGGCAGGACTTGCTGGTGTTGAATTTACCTGAGGAACTGGTACCTGTGCTGGTGGCTGATACCCAACTGCCTCCGATGACTTGACATCAATACCGGATGCTTTCAGCACTTGCATAATTTCTTCTGGATTGTCAGTGATGAATGTCATTGTCTTGTTGGCTGTCTTGACATCTAACTTGTACATGTCGCCTTGCATGTTGTCTGCATCTGGTTCCATATGTGGCATCATTTCTGCTGGGTTGCCGTATTCAGCACCACTAGATGCAATTTGAATTGGCATGCCGCACTCCTCGTCAAGTTCAACGCTTTCTTTGACATCCTTGTCATCTTCTTCTTTGTCATCTACAGCGGCTTTGAAAGGTTCTTTCTTGTTGCCGTCTTTGTCAACGTCTAAGAAATCTGGTTTGCTACCTTCTGCTACAGGCAGTCCTGCCAACTTTGATAAGCTAGCGATCATATCGTCAATGTTTGACATCTGAGTCTCCTCTTGCACCTGTGGCGCATCTTGTGGTTGTTCTTCAACTGATTCCATGCCTGGTAGGTTAGGCTGGCGTATTTCATTTGTTACTGCTTGCATCTTTTGCATGGCATCTTGCATGCCTTGCCACCAATCGCTAACTGCTTGTTCTTCGCCGGCGTACTTGATAAGGTCATGTGCATGATTGGCCAATGCTTCGATACGAAGGTAGATGTCGTCAAACTTGTCTGCGGCATCAACTAATGCATTGGCTTCTGTGATTGTTTTGAGTTCTCTCATCTGTATTTCTCCTGTTCAGCACCGCTGATAGGACTTGGAGAGTTGGTAGACTCAAGTGGTTCTCTTTTACCGTCTGGAACTTTGGCAGAATATTCGTATTTGAACACACGATCTTTTTGGGCTTTGGCCAGTTCTTTCATGAACATGCTGTTATACTCATCACCAAACAATGATTCCTTTTTTGGGCCTTCGTCGTCGCTGTAAGTTGTGCCCATCTTGACTTTGTATTCTTTCTTACCATCAGCTATATCAGCTTCTTGTTCTTGTTCAATTGGTTCATTGGCACCGCGAATCTTTATTTGATTTTCGCTGATGCCCATTGCTTCACCCAGTTCCATTGCAAGCGCACGTGGCTGAGATGGGAGACCCAGTGTAATATCAATATACCAAATTTCAACGCCACGGCTGTCGGGAAAATCAATATTATGTGACTGAAGCATCAACTTAACAGGCTTGGCCACTTTCTTAACATCGTATTTGACTAGATGTGCTTCAAATCGAGACATAAGCTCTTCTACTGGCTCAGCAGTCATTTTAACCCTGTACTCATACTCGGGCTGGCTGTTATAAATGAATTGTTTTAGACTGGACATGGTTTTTATCACCTCTGATTTATTTATCTTCAGGCAAGCTGTTTGTATCCTTGAGCTTTTTCATCATTTCCTGGATAATGCTGTTTCTGTCGGTTACCATCACAGCATCAACAACTGGACCATTGGGTCCTGCTTTGTTAGCATCTCTGTCCATCTTTTCCTTGCGCATCTGTAGCTCAACAATACGCAATTTCTTTTCAAGTTTGGCAGTTTTGGCATCTACTGCATTTTTCAGCATGGTTGATGCTACTTCAAATATCTTGCCTGAGTTGCGATCATCCATATTAGCACCCAACACCATCAACTGGTCAAATGCTTCTTCTGCTTTGGTTGCAAGATTGTCTAATGCTCGTTCTGTTTCGCTTATGTCTTTGACTTCATCAAGAGCCGCATCAATACGCTTGCTCATATCTAATGTTGAACGAAGTTCCATGATTTCCATCTGAGTTTCTTCAGCAGAAGGTTGTTCAGTTTCCGTTTCTGGAAGATTGAATAAGTTTTCAAGTTTTTTGTTCATCGTTTGCCGCCCATGTTATTATATAGCTCAGTTTCGGTCACCACACGGAACTGCATGCCCATTTGCTTGCACCATGCACGTGCGGCTTCCCACTTGGCCATGTTTAATACCACAGCGGCTTTTTCACTTTGACTTCGGGCTTTTTCCAAGAGTGCCTGACCCTTGGGTTTGATCTCAATCACTTCGGCTTTCTTATTGCCATCTTTGTCTTGATATGTGATCAAGAAGTCTGGATAGTAGGTTGTTGGTTTGCCTGTAAAAGGATTCTTGTAGGGTATGCGTATGCTTTCGCTGGCCCAACCAACAATGCTGGGATGATTGTCACAAAAGCGCATGAATGTTAATTCCCAGCCACTGCGATATTTTGGCCTATTTGAGCCTATGTATTTTGCTGGATTTTGCGGTATGTAAAACCCTTGTAAATAGTTTCTTGCCATATCAATATATGATTGCTCTGCTTACATGCGTGGGTATTACCTCATCGCCTATAAGATCCAACCGACTGGTAGTAGCACGTTCTGCATTTAGCGAATCAAGATACTGTTGTGTGAACTTGAAACCACCCTGTGCTACTGCGTAGGTGCTTGCTATGTTAGATATTTCATTGAAGGTAAATGTTCCTGCTTTGACCAGCTTGAGCATTTCTTTTGCAATCAACGCACATCCAAATTTATCAATTCCCTGTGACGCCAACTGACTACGTAACCTATCAAATTGTCCAAGGTTAATGCTGGTCATGCCAGCTTTGTTAGATGCACTTGCATTCTCAAAATTTCCATTGTACTCAACAATAGTGGTCTTGAAGATACCAAATTCTTCTTGTGTAACTGATGCGGTCACTATGTTGTTTAATTCAGCCATTGTTAAAACCTTCTAATAACGTTCTCAAAGAATCTACCAATGCTACGACCAACTTCTTGTACACCTCGGGAAACATCGCCGGTGACTCCGCCAACCGCAGTCACAGATGTAGTTGCCGGTACGTCGTATGCATAGCTTTCATAGCGCCAAGTAATTGTCCATGTCAATGCTGATCCACCGTTGGAGTAGTCCAGTTGATCTTGACTGATATCAACTATCTTGGGATTGTACAAAGTAATCTGCTGTGACTTGTCAGCCGGCGTGGCAGCTAATCCAGGAGATGTAAGTCTATCAATGAATCCTGGAGCAACGGCTGCTCCCCTCATTTCTTTTGTGATAACGATATGAGTGGCAAAATTATCGTTGAGTGTTGATGTGGGACTAAAGTCACCGAAATTGATGCCATCAATGATACCACCTTGACCAAAGCCTGTTATAGGAGAACGCATACCAAATTCTGGTACATATCCAGACCCAAGCTGGAATGGTGCTCTTACATTGGGTGCATTGCTCCAGTTCTTGGATTTGAAAGCCATGTACGCCATTAGATATGTCTGGAAAGCGTTGTCCTGCGTATCATAAAATGTCATGGTCAGTGGTTCGTAGGAAACATGAGTGTTCACGTTCCTACGAATATTGTACTGATTCAGGGTTTGAGTTTCGACTGTGACTCGAGGCAAGTCAGTTGATTTGATATAAAAACCAATACCATTGACTATGTTTGCGGCAGCTGACCCAACAACATTACCAGCCGCTCCGCCAAGTACTTCGGCGGTTGGGCCAAACTGCATTGACCACTGATAGAGATTTCTAACTTCAGCAGCTTGGCCTGGACCATATTGAACAGCTACGTTATCAAATTGGATCAGGCCCCTACCGCCAGTATCAACTGTAGTCATGGGCCATCACCTTTATTATTGGGCGCCGCCGGCGGTTGCTGTTGAAAGTCCAGTTGCTCTAGTTGGTGGTCGTGCTAGTTGTGAAACACCATTTACAACGTGATCGGCATTGTCATAACGAACCTGCATTGTGATGTTGACAACGTCGCTGGTAGCATAGTTGTTTTCGCCGTACTGCACGTTCTGTAAGAAACAACCAGCCAATGTCCACTCGTCAAGAACGATCGGAGTATCGCCTGCTATGTTTACATTGTTACCGCCGTCAAGTGCTTCAATCTTCATTGAGAACTTGTAGTTTGCGCCTGCAACAGGTGCGCTCTGTGCCGCATGGTTCAACTGACGCTGTAACTGAGCCGCAATAGCTCTGTCTACTTGTCCACTGATATCATCCTTCACAGTCAATGTGATTGGATCCCAAGTATGTTTACCAGCAAGGTAAATCTTTGAGTTGTATACATCAACAGTAATTTCTTCGTGTGTTAAGTTAGGCTTGGTTACGCTGACAACTTGTGATGTCAAAGTACTAGTTGCCGCAAGTCCACCAAAGTTCAATAGTGTGACACGGAAACGATAAGCTAACTTGGGCATCAGGATAGGGGAATCGCTTCCGCCTCCTGAGAGCTGTGGTACGCCAAAATTTATAACGGTGGCCATTTGGTATTCCTCCTGAATCTATGTTTATTTATACTGCCGGGCTCATATTCATTTAGTACGCCGAGAAAAGAGGCCTAGTTGACCTCTTTCCTATGCTGTTCCTTAGGCTGTTGGGCCTAGGCTACCGGTATTAACTACACGTATTGGAATGTAGATGAATTCCGCGGCTTTTACAGGAGCAATAGCAACGTCCACATACAACTCGTTTCTGTCAATTCGAGCTGGTGTGTTGTTTGTTTCGTCGCAAACAACCAAGAAGTCATACAATGCTCTTTTACTGATCATATCAGTCAAGAAGTCGTCGAAACGATTCTTAACAGAAGCACGTGTCAACTTGTCATTTGGTTCAAAGATGAACGGACGAGCCAATGGCTCAAAACGCTCACGCAAGTAGCAAACCAAACGTGCTACGTTAACACGATCAAGTGCGCTATCATATGGATGCAATGTCTTCTGACCAAACACAAACAAGCCTTGTCCAGGGAAGTTTGTCATTGGGTTGATACGCTTGACATACAATGCATCACGCATGCCTTGACTCAATGCCAATGGTACAAATTCGCTTTCGGTATTAACATAACCAAAGTTTGTTACGTTGCTGACTGCACCGCGCTGTAGACCAGCTGGAGCAAACCATGGATAAGCTACCTGGTCGTTGTAGGCATAAGTGCGCAGTACTGCATGGCTAGCAGGTACAACAACATCGTTACCATCAAGGTCTGATGTGATTGCACTTGGGTAGTAAACAGCTACGTTGGTATTGCGTGTAACAAGACCATCTTCACCGTTCACACCAGCATTTGTGCCGTTGGCCCATGTCTCAACTGTTGAGCCACGTCCACTTAGACGCAATGGAGTATCACCAACAATAAATGCTGTTTCCTTGCGGTTTACGTTCAACTCGATCATCTCGTCAATTGTCTCTGGATAAGATGGGCAAGCAATTAGGCTGAAGCTTACTGTTTCATCAGCCAGTACTTCTTCACGAAGAGCTGCCTGCAAACGCTTGACAACCACACGACGTTGTGCTTTGCGCAACATATAAGGTGCGCCTGCATTGAAGCCGGAATCGTAGTTGCCAGATTCTGTCTGCCAGTATGTGCCATTGTATGTCTTGACGTTGCCCGTTGAAACGATTGCGTTCCAGCATAGCATGCCTGTTGGGTAGAACAATGGATCTGGGGCATCAACGTCAACCAATGTTGCCGCGCCGCCGTCCGTGTCATCATTTGCAGTTGTTGTCAAGTCAGCAAACACTACACCCATTGGTGTTGTTTGATCTGAATTGTCATGCAAGTCCCATGTGCCGCCGTTGTATTCATAAATCTTTGGATAGGTTTCCATGTCTGAACTGTCAACCCAGATGTCACCAACTGAAGGACCAGCAGGTGCATCAGTATTGATGTACACATTGGCATTGTCAATTGGTTCCCAACCCAGTGCGCTCTTACGATACAAGTCAACTGTCAGTTCGTCGTTGTACCACAATGTACCCACTGCTGGATCACCAGCTGGCTCATTGGCATTGGCTTCGTACACAAGATCTTCCCAACCCGATGATGTATAGATACGCAACTTGAAGGCTGCTGAACCTGATGTGGTCTTGGCATACACGCGGTTGATAACATTCTGACCGTTGGTGTTAGCTGTTGAATCATCTGGGTAAGCAAGGATAGCAGTTTGTGCAGTTACCCAGTTACCAACTACTTGACCTGAAGCTACCACATACTTCTTCAATGCTGGCAAGAAACCATTGTTTGGAGAAGTTGTTTTGAACCATAGATCGCCTGCGGCTGATGCATTTGGAATGCTATAGTGTGGAGCAATGGTTACCAGTGTTGTGACTGCGGTCCATGCACCTGCGGCTTTTACATATACTTGATTCACGTTGGTTTGTGTTACCCAAGCATAATCGCCGTTGGCGCCGTATCCAGCGGATGGTGCGCTACCTGTTAGGTTAGCAGCAGCTGGAAGTAGAAGAGTAACTGGTGACCAGTTGTCATAAGCATCGCCTGCGGCAGCAGATTTGAAAAGACCAAAACGTGCGGCAGATATGTCCAACCAATAAGTGCCGGTTGCTGGTTGTGAAGTTGGTTCTACTGTGGATGGCTCTAGCTGTGCTAGGTCAACATCTGCACGGATAACGTATGCACGGTTAGCAAGACCTAAGAAGCTGTAGGCTGCATAGAGTCCGTATTCGTTTGTTTCATATCCATGTACTGGAGTACCATCAACAATCTTGAACTGTGGCTTGCCATATCGGATCAAAAGATCACGTTGGCTAGTCAACAATTCCAAGACATTTGATTGTGATGTACTTGATGCAATCGTGGATCCGTCCACGCTGTATTTGTTTGCCTCTGTAGCAATCGCTATCAGTGGTACTGTGCCGTTTCCGGCTGAAACGTAGATGCTTTCGTCAATGACGCTAATCGCTACGCCTGGTGAAGTTAAAGTTGCCATGTTCAAATCTCCTGAGTATTGGCTTTTCAGCTGTATCTATTTAGCTGAAGCTCAGGAAAATGGGTGGTATTTACCAGGAACCAGAAATTTCGTTATCCAGCATGCGCATCATAACACGGCATTGAGCTGATTGTATAGTTCGTCAAAAGATTGATTGTTGTCTATTATGTAGTCAAAATTGGTTCCAACCCAGGCAGTTTCGCTGGCATGTATGCCTTCTTGTGCAAGGAAACGCTGTGCAGATTCGCTGCCCTTATTTGCTTGCACAGCAACATCATGCCAGTGTGGTAAAATGCCACGCTGTACCCAGATGACTTTGCCACCTGCCGACTTGATGGATTTGATTTCGTTTGGAAACCTGCAATCTGAGATGACAATGTTGTCTTGGCTGGTGCGCAGTTTGTTTTCTACGCTGGCGATCCAAATGTCGTTGTGAAAGCCTTTGCGGCACACTTCTGTGCCCCATAGCTGTAGCACCAGACGAGGAGTTAGGTTGGGCATTTCGAGCCGCTCTGCCCACCACGTGTCAATTTGTTCTCGCCATTCACGTGCATGTTTGGTACGACCTTCAAGCATTTCTCGGTCCCAACCAAACACAGCGGCAACAGCATCTTTGAGGGTGGCAGCAAATGAGTCTCTTCGAAACCCGTGGATGTTAACTAGATAATCTGCGGCTGTGTCTTTGCCGGAACCAATAAAACCGCAGATGCCAATAAGTTTTGTCATAATGCTATATTAGCAAAATAAACAATCAAGGTCAACCTATAACAATACCAAGTGGCTTTCCGCCTTCTTCATAAAGTCCAATAGATAATTCTAATTTTTCTAAATCGGCCTGTGCTTCAACTTTGAGGTTATCACCATTCAAACTGCTTCCGCCTTGTGGGCCTGCGATCTGTGCGAACTTGCTACGTGCTTCACCCAGCATCATTTTGGCATGTGCCGTGGAATAGTCCTTGAGCCACGAGCCAGCATATACATCGTTGAACAATGACATGTCTGGACGGAACATGTAGGCTTGCACGATGATCGAATCATTCTCTGCTTTGATGTTGCGATGCAACCTAAGTGTCTTGGTTTGCTCTACCCAGTCAAATATGATTTCTTGACCAAACATCCTACCAAGCAATTCACGATACTGAGAATAAATTTCGTAGTTTACCAATGCGCCTGATCCTGTGCTTTGCAGTAGGTATGCATTGATGTATGCGGCGCCAAATGGTTCAAAAGAAACACCAGATGATACACCACCTGCGCCACTGCGGAAAAGATAGCGTACTTGGATGACTTCCTGAGGCAAGATGTAAGTGTCCTGCTGAGGCTGTAAATTGAGAACTAGGTAGCCTTCTTCTACAGAATTAGAACTGCGCTGACGATACTTGCCTATTGCACGATTGATTGCTATGTCGTAGTGATCTCTGTCTAGTTCAACATCAACCATGCCGCCACCTAGACGTAGCTCAATTTCGCGGATTATATCGTTTCTTGTTGTCATAGGAAAAGCCTCCGATAGTATTTAGCTACCGGA